GCAGCATCCTTTGCTGTCTTCCTTGTGTACCCATTCGGTCAGGGGAGTTTCAGTGATGGTATGCCTCTTGGTATTTCAGGGACTTTCAATTTTATGTTTGTCTTTCAGGCAGAACATAATATCCTCATGCATCCTTTCCACATGCTCGGCGTTGCAGGGGTATTCGGTGGAGCTTTATTCGCTGCTATGCATGGAAGTCTGGTTACTTCCTCACTTGTTAGGGAAACGACTGGACTCGTATCGCAGAATTATGGATATAAGTTTGGACAGGAGGATGAAACCTATAACATCGTAGCCGCACATGGTTACTTTGGGAGATTGATATTTCAATATGCTTCTTTCAACAATAGTCGCAGTCTTCATTTCTTCCTTGCTACTTGGCCAGTGGTTTGTATCTGGCTTACCTCCATGGGAATCTCTACAATGGCATTTAACCTCAACGGATTCAATTTTAATCAGTCCGTCACAGCGACCAATGGTCGGGTTATTCCTACTTGGGCTGACGTTCTTAACAGAGCTGACCTTGGCATGGAAGTAATGCATGAAAGGAATGCACATAATTTCCCGTTAGATCTCGCAGCTAAAGAGATCGCACCCATCGCCTAACACCACGTCCGTTCATCCATCTTTCATGGACGCATGAAACCTAAGCATGGAACGGGGCTTAGGTACTAAGGTATTACAATGACTGTAAAACTAAAGTATCGTGGTGTAACTTACACTAAAACAATCAAAGATTAATTTAATGAAAACAATTGCACTTGCTCTCGCAGCAACCACCCTAGCGTCTGCACCTGCAACCGCTGGAGTATACTTAAACGCTGAAGCTAACGATGGTTACACAGGTTCTGATTATTCAGGTAGGACAGTAGATGTTCACGTTGGATATGAAGGTTCTTCTGAAAAGCTTGACTACTACATCCAAGGTGGCCCAGCATTTGTAGCTGTTGATGGTGTTGACGGTACAGAGACTGAACTATCAGGTAAACTTGGAGCTACTTTTAATGTATCTCAAAGCCTTGGTGTATATGGTGAAGTATCTACCATCACTAATGGTGATGAGGATCGTAACTATGGCACAAAACTAGGAGCTAAGTTTAAATTCTAATGTCACAACAAAGCGATAAGGCTAGGGCATCAGTCACTACACTGACCCCTGAACCAGAAGTTAAAGAAACTAAAACTGAGGATGATGATTTTCCTCAGTCATTAGAAGAAGCACTTCTCGGTGAATAAATTTAATGAATTATGGCTAGTAGTATTCTTTGCTCTAGCCTTCTTCATACATATAGAAGTTCTTCATGTGAACTTCCATAGCAGAGAGGCACCTCAGTGTCGGACCTCTCTGTAATTTGGCTCTTGGCCCCGTACGCGGGATACCCATTAGCCGTCTAGACGGTGGGATAGACCACAACAAATTGATCAAAAAAATTTCAGCTGAAGACGTATATATAAAATTAACTTTTAACAATGGCACAACAGTCAACAGCGCATCAGGCTTCGGTAACCGTACCTGGTGCTAGTAATGGAGGCGCCGACAGACGAGCCCTCTATTTAAAATTGTTCAGTGGCGAGATGTTCAAAGGCTTCCAGCATAATGCTATAGCTAGAGATCTTGTCATGAAGAGAACTCTTAAAAACGGTA